CCCATACTCGTTCAAGAGTAGATAGTGGTGATACTATTAGACATCTCTGTATTGTTTTAGATTCCATAAGGTAATCAGCCGCCCACAAAGCACTTTGAGTTTTGCCAGTACCTATTTCGTTTAGTACTAACCCTCTTCTATTCATTGTTAAGAAAGCAGATGTAATCTTTTGGTGTTGGTATGGCTCATACATACCTGCCCATTTATAGTAATACATTATAGGTGACGGTGCATTTATACCTAAGTTTCTAAGTATAGTTACTTCATCTACTTTATGTGGTGTTACTACTATTTCTCTTCCTTGCATATTAATTGTCTTGGCTGATGGTATACAGTTAAGTACCCTATCAGGTTGGTTTAACTTTAATGCTAAAGCTTTAGCATCTTCGACTACTATCATTATGTTCTCCTATATAATGTTTTACTTCTTGTATAGTTTCGTCATCACAGACAACAAAACATTTTCCCCCTGCTTTGGTTATATCTTCCATACATTTTATCTGTAAAGCTGTAGGTTTCTTTGACTTACTAGCTTTACATTCTATCCCTACAAACGTTCCATTAACAATAGCAATTCTATCAGGTATACCTGCTTTGCCAAATGGTCCTGCTTGAGGACTGTAATACCACACACCAAGTTCTTTTAACATAGTGTCTAGTTTCTTTTTTATTTTTCCTTCAGGTGTAGTAGCCATACTGTTAATATAGCTATCTTTACACCAGTGTCAAGTATTATACTGCATACTGACAAAAATTATTACACGGACAAAACCTGCATAACCCACTAGGTTTTGGTATCCAGTTATCTGTCTTAACTGATGTGTATATATGTTTAAGTTTTATAAGAAATTTATTTATAATACTTTGTAAATCTTTATCACGTTTAAATACTTTAGTATCTGTACCTAATTCTTTTAACCATACAAAAGATGTTATTACTTTTTCTATCTTAGGGTAGTGAAAGAAAATTTGCATAGCAAACAATTCCAACTGCATAAAGTCAGGTCTACGTTTACCTGTTTTCCAATCCATAACTGTAGCTGACTTCTCATTAAGTAATAATACATCTATTATAGATCTAAACCAAGCGTCTTTTGCCATCCAAGTAGTTGGTGTAAAGTTTTTAGTAAGACACATCTTTTGTTCTACCAATACTTCAGACTTAGTTTTAAGAATTTCAGCACATAAATTTTCATGTTTAACTGTTTCTTCTGTCAACTTCTTACCATCTACTAAACGTTTTTCTAGATCTGCATGTACACGTGTGCCATATATAGTAGCCGCACTACCTACATCTTCCACTTCCTTAGTAATCTTTTGATGGTAATATCTTTTAGGACAGTTTTCGTACATCTTAATAGATGAAAACGAATGTGATAAGTTCATTATTTTTTTCCTTTTACATACAAGATTCGTCTTGCTTGCCCCTCTGTAATATTAAAATGGTTTGCTAAATCTTGTAACCCAAACTTTTTCTCTGTTGTTCTTTGTACGTGAATACCACCAGTTTTCATAACTCCTTGAGGTCTTCCTTTATTATCTTTCCAATAATTCTGTATGGTTATTATATCAGATCCATTAAACTTTGTCATTTTATTCTTTTCCCGTCCTTTCCTCTTTTATATGTTACTCTTAAATAAGCTTCTTCGCCCACTGGTTTGTGGTACATTACATCTGTCCATACCCCATAATTTTCTATGTGATACAAAGTTTCTTTTTGCTCATCTCTTATTGTAGGTGTAAAGTCGTCAGTTAAAGGTGAGGCTACCAACCACTCATGGTTATTATCGGTAGCCCCAAACCTAAATGGAACAGCTTTAGGTTTTTGTAGGTGATCCATTGTCTACATCTTCTGCTGTGTCAGACATTCGTTGGAACAAATCATGTTTCATTAGTTCTAACTGTGATATTAATTCCATAACGTCAGTAAGTTCTGATGAAAATCTTAGATACTTATTATCAACTTTAACCATCAGCATAAAACTGGAAGCATAGTCTGCTTCTTTTATAGTTCTCTTTGCTATTTCTAGTACCTCTAATACTTGTTGGTTGGTACGTTGCCGTTTTACTTCTTTTATATTAGTCACTTAACTTCTCCGTAATTACTGCCAACTCCTGCTTCACATGCCACAGGTAAATCTGGGGCCCAGGCAGGAGGTGTTGACATAGTTTCTGTAATAAGTTTCAGTGCGTTTGTTTTTTCAGTTTTATCAACTGAGACAATGATTTCGTCATGCACTTGAAACGCAATAGGATAATGTTTGCTTATCCCAATCATTTGCTCTGATATAATAATCCGAGCTAAAGCCTGAACAATATTCTCTGTTATTTTACCTCCATATATATTAGTCCAGTCTTTATCTTCTAAAGAAGTTCCAGCAACTTTAGCTTTTATATACTTCCTAAAAGTTCTGCTGTTAGATATGTATCTCCAATCTCCATGATGGTTGTGTAATGCAGGATACTTTATCCACATTCCATTTGGTAAAGGGATACCTCTACTTTCTGTCTCCATAAAATATTCTTTATGGTTAGCTATAGTAAACTCTGTTTTGTTTGCTATATGTTGCAGTGCGTAATCACACATCTGCCAAAAGTCTACAATCTTTTGGTTCTCTCTACGATAAAGAGTAACAATTTGTTTAGCCATTTCTATACTTACCATTTGTCGTGGTTCGTATTTGTCTAGGTTTATAGATTTTAATCCTTTGTTAACAGTATCCCAGTACTTATGAGACCCCATGCCGTAACCTAAACCTAGTATGCAAGTCTTACCTATGAACCTTGAACTTGTATCTTCTTTGGTTATCTTTCTGCCAAATACTTTAGATGCAAATTCACTGTACACATCTCTGCCTTCCTTAAAAGCTTTAACTAACTCTGTTTCTTTTGCTAGCCATGCCAATACTCTTGCTTCTATTTGTGAAGAATCACAAGCTATGAGTACCTTACCTTTGTCTGCCTTAAGCGCCTGACGTATTGCACCGTTACGTGGTAAGTTCTGTAGGTTTAACTTGTCACCTCCTGAAAACCTTCCGGTGTGTGCACCATAATAATTTAACATTATAGGTAGCTTACCTCTATCTGCAACTTTGATTAGGTTTTCTGTTCTAGTTTCTTCTATGGTAGACTTAGTACCTAGTCTTGTATTAACTAATGTAGATACAACTATATCACTACTGTCTTTCATAGCTACAAACTCTTCATCAGTTTTAGCAAAAGCATATGTTAGTTTGCCAGTAGCAGGACTTATTTTTGTAGGAGGTTCGACCCCAAATCTTTCAAGTAATTGTGCAAACTTCTTGTCACTCATAATTACTTTGCGAGTCATATCATCATCATCAGTAAAGTTTACCATATCAGGCATACGTTTACACACATCTGTTAAATCTTTTAACAGCTTAGCTTTCTTTGCTTTCACCTTACGTAAATGATCTTTTAATATTTGTTTGTCTAGTATTATACTTGGTTCAGTATACATTCTTATAGTGCTATCTATAACCATTAACTCTGACAAAGGGAAAGTATCTCCGTTGTATATAACATACTCTTCGGAAGTTTTAAGTTTGTTAAATAGTTTATAAGTTAGTTCTACATCATTAATACAATACTGCTCAAACCTACCCCATTCTTCTGAAGTAAAATCTTCTTTATGTTTTCCAATAGAGTTAAGTATTTCTTTACCTTTAGCACCTATTCTATTTGCATATGCTAGAGCATCAAGACTACAACCAGTAGTGTTTCCATTAGTAGGTCTTGCCATTGACATAGTATCAAACCAAAATTTAGGTTTTACATTATAGATCCAAGATAATATAGCACCATCAAACACAGTGTTGTGTGCAAGGATAGCTTTGTCTTGTAGATTTAAACTGTCAAGATGTTCCTGTATGTTATGCGAAACCCATTCTGGGGAATTGCTACCACATTTAGTAGCAACTCCTAAGACTTCAAACCTTTCGTCTCTTATGTAGGCTTCGGTAGTCATCTTACGCAAGGAATAATCTTTGTCGTAATATGTTTCAAAATCTATAGTAACTATGTCCATTAATTTTTCTCTGCCATAGCACATTCATATTCTATACCTGCATAAGCCATTCTATCTATGTAATGATCTTTTTTCTTAGGGCTGACCTGCCCTCTAGATAACTTAGTACAAGTATGAAGCAACGCAACATCTCTTGCAGTAAGATTGTGTCCAGTAATAGCATTAAATATAAGTGCGATATGTTTATGATTAGTCACAGGATTACCATAGTCTTTATGTCTAGCGTTGCCTGTTAAGTCTATAGCTTCCTTAAGTAAAGTCAATCTGTCTTCAAGAAAGCTAGATTGTTTTTCACTAAACCCTTTATAAAATACTTCATCAGATGTACCTCTGTTATCTCTGATATACTTTATATTTTTCATAGGTAACCCAGTCTTATGGGCTACCCT